AATGTTGAATTCAATGTATTCGCGGGCATCCTCCGCGTCCATGCCATCTCCCATAAGGTTTTCCCGGATAACCTCCGCGTCGTAGACCAGCACATTGGTCAATGACTTGTCCCTCCAGATCATGGCCGGGCCAATAATCGCGTTGTCGTGGCCGTCAATTTTTAACATCAGAATGGGCTCCTGTTGGTGCGTTGTTCAGGGGTCTCGAACGGTGCGTCTTGGCGACTAAAGCGCGGAATCTTCCAGCACCGCGCTGCGCGGTTCTTGAGAAAGAGGCTGATCGGCTCACCACCCAAGTCGCGCAGGCGCTGCGCCATCTTGGGGTGCGTCATGCCCTTGAAGTTGTTGCGCACCAGGTGCGCTTCAAGGTCCTTCATGCGGAAGTAGGTCTTGGCCTCATCCTCATCTGTCCATGGGCGGCCCATGAGAATTTCATCGCGGTCCATTGCCTGCTGCAAGTGTGTGCAGAACTCTTCAAGCATGTCGTTGAAGCGGCCGGTGATACTGGTGTCTTCGCTGGCCTCGGTAATCTGCTCAGTCTCCACCATTTCTTTGAGCAGTGCATTGAGCAGCAACTCCCAATCTTGTTTGCGCAGCGTGGGCGGTAGTAGGTTGAGCTTTTCAACGCAGGCCTTTTGGAATGCGGCTTGAGCAAACAAGCTCTCCGTATCCAGCTCAATGCGTTTGCCGTTGATGTCAAGGAACCACAGCGGCGGTTCTGAGTTGTATTTGGAGAGGGAGGACACCTGGGGTGCATCAGGCCCGTTGGCCCCGATCCCGTGTTTGCGTGTCCTGCAAAGCCCGCTGTTGCAAAAGCTGTTGAGCGGAGAGTCTTTGCACTTGTACCGGTATTCTTTTTTGTGCAACTGCTTGACCAGGACTTGAACCTCGTTGTTGGGCAGTGGCGGGGACACATACTTCAGGTTGTGCTCGACCAGGGCGTCGTCCCAGTGTATGGGGATGACCTTCTTGAGGTAGATGCCGATGTTAAAGAGCGCGTTGTTGCGTGTGCCTTCGGGCACGCCCTGTGTGCATAGGGCCTGCAGGCATGGGGGCCCGTCCTTGATCGGATGATCTGGGGCCTTTGGCTCTTCTGGGTACTTGAGGTCTGTGGGCTGCACCCACTGCTCGTACAGCTCATAAAACTCTTCCAGCGTTGCAGCAGAACCATCATCCTTGATGGCGTAACGCATGGTCTGGTCCCCGCCAAAGTACGGCAGGTTCAGAAAGTTGCCGGTGTCGCCACGGTCAACCAGGATTTCAGCTTGCTTGGGAAAAATCTCGCGGCCAGCTTCACCCAAGAGGGCGGCACAGGCCTTGAGAAACCGCTGCATCTCAGCAGCGGGGATGGGTTCTTTGACGAACAGGAAAACGTGCGCGCCACCAGACTTGCTGCGGCACACAACCATCGGAAGCTCAAGGCTTCGGACCTTTTTTATCAGGCCTAGGTGATCCAGTGGATACTGGTCAATGTCAATACAACCCCAGATGCAGGAGTTATCTGCCCGGATCGGGATAATTCCCAAACTCGGTTCAACACCTTCAAGGTGCTTGGTCCACAGGTCGTCAATCGGTGGCTTGCGCACCACGACGGCCTTGCCGGCTTGTTTCCCGTCTCCTCGGGATGACTCAATTTTGTATGTTCCATAGGCGATATCCAGGCCGGAAAAGATCGCTTTGAACCGGGTGATGTCGGTCATTTCTTCTTTCTAGTGAGGTGGGGCCTACTCACGCAGGAAGGGGTACCCGTGTATTGCCTCTCATGAGCTACATGAAACGACTCAACTATCAGTCTCCCAAGCACTTTCGGCCCCGAAAATCAGAATGGCGCTGGACCGTTACCGGCTGCTCCAGTTTCACTTTCGTGTTTCACTTTCACGTCACCCGCGCCAACCGACTGCGCAAATGTCTTGGAGGCGTTGTACACATCGGCAGACTCAACCGCTCCGGTACGCTCAACTTCCCAGCCAAACCACTTGCCTTTGTCGTTGGACTCGGCAACAGTGGAGAGCTTGTACAACTGGCTGTACATCGGAGGCGTGAACAAACCGTTCTTGCCAGGCATCTTGACCGACTGCATCATGGAATTCCACTTGCGGCTCTTTTTAAGCTGCGTGGACTTCATGGTAATCAGGGCAGGCTCAGGAATGCCAGACTCGCTCACCACCATCACGTAGTAGTTTGCGGTGTTCTCAATGTAGTTGCCATTGTCCAGGTAATCCTTGTTGTCGCCGGGCTCTTTGTGAGTCTTTGACAGGATGTCGCTGGTTGCAGGGTAGATGTGCACAGGTGCACCGCTGCCTTGACCGCGTGGGGTCCACTCGATGTACTGACGCACGTATGCGCAAGGTACAACGGCGATACCTTTCTTGCCGTCATACAGCTCACCCGTAACGGAGTTGAAGATCATGCCTGGGAGGGCACCATCCACATCACCCACTTCAGGGCTGGTGTTTGTCAGCAAGCGCAGAAAAGGCAGTGCATAGTCTTCCTGCGTCATGCCGTCAAAGCCGGCTCCAGCGTCCTGTTCCAGGTCGCTCATGATTGCCAATGCAGTGTTGGCGGCTTGTGCTGCTACTTCGTTTTTAGCCATGATTCACGTTCCTTGTTTAGTTTGATTTAATGACTGCCTTTTGGCCGATGAATACGCCAAAAAGCTCTGTGTCGACGGTTTGACCCTTTTCGACACGTTCCTTCACCCAGGCCTTGAGAGTCTGGGGTTCTATCTTCTGTGCCTGCTCGGCAGGGTAGCCTTGCGTGCCCAGGAGATTCAGTAGACGAACTGACAGCTCGTCTTCACCGCGCCCGAAACGGACGCTGATGGTGTTTTTGATGATGTCATCAAAGCCGTTATCGCGCAGCCACTGGTACGCTTCGGCCTGACGTGCCTTTGGAATGCTCGCTCCGTAGAACGGCTTGATGTCAATGCTGCTGCCATCTTCCATAACAAACTTCTTCATCCCTGTCTCGGCCATGGCCTCGGGGATAGTCTGCTCGGTGAGCTTGCGGTACTGATCGTTTCTCTCTGCGAGAACTTCCTCCATCTCAGCAATCTCTTTCTCCAGCATCTTGGCACGCTTGGCAAGCCCGGCAATACCAGTTACCTGGTCGTCAGATACCTTCAACGCACCTGCGTCATCCTCAAATATATTCGTAAGACTCATCTAATTCTCCTTTCTTGAACAAATCAACCTCTAGTGGAATGTAGCGCCTTTCACGCTTGTCCCACTTGAGGCACTTAAAGCGGCCATTGTTTTTACTGGCAGCTACTGCACAGGCAATGCCTATGGCAGAGGGGTCTCCAATGAGGAGCAGATAGTCCTCATCGGAAAATTTCTCCAACTTACGCTGGATGCGACGAACTGTCGGTACAACTGAGAAAGCAATCTGCGCGTTGGGCGGCAGAATGGTTTCGATCTGGCCGTAGTCCAGAGCGCTTGCTATGTTGTGTTGCGCAGTCTCAGAGACGACGTATACCTTTGGCACTTGAATTTCTCCTTTCTGAATTCGAGGGACCAGTGTACACTATCTTTTCAGGGTCTTGCAACCCCCTGCCAGAAAGTGAGAACACATGAACCAGTTTTTATCGACCTACCCCTTCAAGAACAAGCCTTTTGTACATCAGCAGGCTTACCTTCAGCGCTTCTGGGACTTCCCAGTAGCAGCGCTTTTTGCCGACATGGGCACAGGCAAGAGCTTCATGCTGATCAACAACGTGGCCATGCTCTACGACAAGGGCAAGATCAACGGGTTTTTGATCGTAGCGCCAAAAGGTGTCTATCGCAACTGGTACGACACCGAAATCCCTAAGCATATACCCGAGCATGTTGTTTACCGCATGGCGATCTGGTCACCTTCCCCCAGGAAGGCCGAGCAGCAGGCGATGGACGAGTTGTTCACAGTCACTGAGGACCTCAAAATCCTGGTGATGAACGTCGAGGCCTTCAGCACCGTCAAGGGGACCGCGTATGCCAAGCGCTTTTTGCTGGTGCACAACGCCATGATGGCAATCGACGAGAGCACCACCATCAAGACACCAGGCTCGGCGCGCAGCAAGAACACCGAGAAGGTGGGCCGTGGCGCGCGGTTCAGGCGCATCCTCACGGGCTCCCCCGTCACCAAGAGCCCGCTGGACCTGTACCAGCAGTGTGCATTCCTGTCGGATGGCTGCCTGGACGTGAGCAGCTATTACGTGTTTCAGGCTCGCTACGCTGTGACGGTGGAGCGCCAGCTCAATACCCACAGCTTCAAGCAAATCGTTGGCTACAGGCGTTTGGACGAGTTAAAAGCAAAGCTCGACCGCTTTGCATTCCGCGTGAAAAAAGAGGACTGCCTGGACCTGCCTGACAAGCTCTACGTCAAGCGTGAAGTGGACCTGACGCCGGAACAGCTCAAGTACTACAACGAGATGAAGGCCTTTGCCATGGCCCAGATTGACGGCGGCCTGGTGAGCACGGTCAACGCGCTCACGCAGCTCATGCGCCTGCACCAGATCGTCTGCGGTCACGTGAAGTTGGATGACGGCACTGTCATTGAACTGCCCAACAAGCGCATGGATGAGCTGCTGTCAGTTGTTGAAGAGACGGATGGCAAGCTCATCATCTGGGCCAATTACCGACACGACATTGAAGCCATCAAGCTCGCGCTTTCAAAAGAGTACGGCATGAACGCCGTGGGCATGTACTACGGCGACACGGACATGGACGAACGCAAGCGCGTTTTGGAAGAGTTTCAAAACCCAGACAGTGAGATGCGCTTTTTTGTTGGCAACCCCAGCACCGGCGGCTACGGCTTGACGCTGACGGCCGCCAGCACGATGGTCTACTACAGCAACAGCTTTGACCTGGAAAAGCGCTTGCAGTCCGAGGACCGCGCACACCGTATTGGCCAGACCAAGAACGTCACTTACATTGACTTGATGGCCGTGGGCACCGTGGATGAGAAGATCGTCAAGGCGCTGCGTGCAAAGATTGACATTGCAACCCAGGTACTGGGAGAGGAGATCAAAGCATGGCTCATCTGATTCCTTGGGCAGAGACCTTCGTGTACAAAAAACTCATGAGAATAGACACGTTGTCAGGACGTGTTTATTCACTGCCCAATGGTGTGCATGTCCCGTCGGTGACAACGGTGCTGGACCGCACCAAAGACAAGGCGGCGCTCAAGCAGTGGGCCGACAGGATTGGCCAAGCCGAGGCCGATCGCCAAAAGAAACAGGCGGCATACGTGGGCACGCACATGCACTTGGCGTTGGAACACATCTTGAATGGCGAGCCATGGTCCGTGACCCCGGACTGGATGGCCATGACGGGCTACGAGATGGCCTTTCGCCTGGCCCGCCGGTACTTCGGTGCGATCTCCGCGATCCACGGTTCTGAAGTCGGGCTGCACTATGAGGACCGCTACGCCGGCACGACTGACTTGGTGGCCACGTACCGTGGCAAGCTGGCCATCATTGACTTCAAGCAGTCAGTCAAGCCCAAACGGCACGAGTACATCACCGATTACTTCCACCAGTTGGCCGCCTATGCCGTGGCGCACGACTGGCTGCATGGCACGTCAATTGACTATGCCGCTGTGTTGATTGCAGTGCAGGACGGGACGACGCAGGAGTTCACCACCGCTGGCCGAGAATTCTCAGAATTCAAGGCTCAGTGGATGGAGAGGCTTACCGCTGCGGAGGCTGTGCGCCCACCATCGGACTGACGGTGTCGAACGGGAACAGCGACTGATACTGGGCCCGCGCGTTGGCGTTGGTTGGAGCACCCCCACCAGGAGCAGCACCTTGGCCAGGAGGCTTCGGAGCGGTGTCCATGAGCCCTGGCATACCACGCGTGCTCGGTGCTTTTGGCATCTGGCGCAGTTGACGCGCTGCTTGGCCTTGTGGGGTGAGCGGCGATGTCTGAGCAGGTCTTTCCTGTGGCTCGTCTATGTAATTCAAGGCCGGTGTGACGGCACTTTTGCCTACCGAGACGCCAAAGGTCCCCAGGTAATTGATTACGCCGTTGGCAATGTCTCTTTTCTCTTTCTCAGTGCGGCCTTTGGCCAGGAGCAGTGCCATTGCTTCGGGGTCTTTGACGGCGTTTTCCAAGATCAAGCGCACGGTGGAATTGGGCAGTGCATCAAAGATTTGACGCACAGCTTTGGAGCCTGCAGCGGCTGCGATAAGAGGGACTCCACCCCCGGCACCTGCGGAAGCCTTGGAGCCTATGTTTGCACCGATGATGCGCAGGCCCAGCTCAGTGACGGCGTCAGCGCCTTGAATCACGTCCTCCATTGGGATGTTGTTTTTCATGGCCGTTTCAATACGTGCCATGGGGACAAGGAGCTTCTTAAAGTTTGATAGCTCTTGCAGCGTCAACATGCCGTTGGCACGCATGATGTTGGCAATGGACGGCTGGTTGCGTGCAATGGGGTCAAACAACGCTGCCGTGTAGGCATCAATACTGAACTTTGCGTCGGGCCCAGAGCCGTTGCCGCCAGCTTTCGTGTAGGCATAGTCGTATAGGGAGGACTTGAGTCCTTCCACCGCATCTGGGCCGCTTTTTCTGGCCAAGTCCGCAAGGGCCCGGATGTCCCTGACCGGGAACCGGCCGCCCAGGCTGTCCGAAATAACCTTAATGGGGCTCTCGGCAGTCAGCAACCTGGCAAAGGCAAGTTGTTTGTCCGCAGTCTTGGACAGCAGACTGGTTTCCTTGGTTACCTGCGTGAGCAAGTTTGACGCGTGGGCCGCGTCCCGCAAGTCACCCATGATGCCCATTTTTTCCAACAGCGCGGAATTTTTTTGCGCAAATTTGGTAAGATTTGTAAGGTTCAGTTCTTGTACAAAAGTCCCAGGCTCTTTTCCTGGAACGACCCTTACGGCCTCCGCAGCGGCCAAACGCAAAATCCTGTTGTGTGCATCTCGAACAGAGCCGACGTTCTGTGTTGCGGCAACAGCCAGGGGTTTGAGCTGCTGCGCCTGTGGGCTGTCAAAGCCAAACTGCTTGACAATATCGCGGTACTGCGTTCGTATGAACGTAACAGCGTCTTCGATTTCCTTCATGCGCATGGCCGTTTGGTCGGCACTGCCGCTGAAAGCGTCTTGAACCAGCATCTCTGCCGCAACACGAGGCTTCCCGTCAGTTGTCACTGCGGTCAGGTTGTTGGCGTAGGTCCGCGTAAAAGTGTCATTCAATGCACGAGAAAACTCACGTGCCTGGTCGTATACCGGGTCCTTGAGCGTGTCTAAGTCCCGCAGCATGCCATCGGCCAAGCGGCCGTAAAAGTCTGCGTTGCTGCGTTGACCGGGGGCGGCTGCGGCGTCGCGCGCCATATTGAGCAGTTCCGACCGATAACTCACTAAGTCTTTAACCGGTTGCGGTTTAACCGTTGGCATGAACCTCTCAGGAATTTTTCCCTTTTCTAAGTATTCGTCGGTCAGCTTGCCTTGTCGGAACTGCTTTACTGACTCCTCAGTCACGCCAAACGAGGCCATGATATTGCGCACTTGCGGCGGGATGTTCTTAAACAAGACTGGCCCCATGTCGGAGGCCCTTGCAAGAAAATAATTTGTTGTTTCAGAAGGCTTAACCTGTGGCGCGCGAATGACCTGTTCGTTAAACGCTGTGTAAATCGGGCGATCTTTAATGCGATCCCAGCCCGATTGAACCTTTGACATGACGGTGGATTTAACAGGCCTGGTGAAGGTCTCGTCAGCAAGGGTCCAGATTTGGGACTCCACGTCCCGCGCTTCGCGCAGCGCAAACTCCGTCTCATCTTTAACAATTTGGCCAACCTGCTGGCGCGCCGCTGGCGTGTCTTTGCTGATCTTGGCGATCTTGCGCGCAGCGTTGGCATCAGCCAGGGACAGGCGTGTTTCAAGGCCGTTGACAAACCGGTCGTAGCGCAACTTGCTGGCAGCAATCAGGCCTTCAGGACCCGTCTTGCCCAGCGCTTCGACAAGCTCTTGATAAGCCAGTAAGGCCAGCTCTCCCTGTGCTTTCGTCTCGCCGCCAAATTGGGCACGGTGATTGCCCAGCGACGACTCCAAGTCCATCAGGGCTTTGCTGCCGGTTTTCTGCCCAGAAGTGGGCGTTGGTACACCCTTTGGCATCTGTTGGCGTAGGGCCTTGAGCAGTGCTGCGGGGTCCTCGCCACTTTTTTCCAAGGCGTCCGCCAAAAGGTTGGCGGCTTTCTTTTCCAGGGACGCGCTGCGCCCCTGAAAACCTGTTTTGATTGCACTTAAGGCTGTCTTGCTGGCGTCGACTCCCAACGCAAGCAGCTTGCCCACAGGAGCCACACCGGCTGTCACCTCAGCGGCAAGGCGAACACCTTCCTGGCCCGGGCGGTAGGCCTCGGCAGTGCCTCCCGCGACGCCCATTGATCCGGCGGTGACCGCCTCGCTGCCCATGAACACCTTGGGACTGCGACGAGCGACCTCTCCCATACCAGACAAAAAGGTAGCCACACGGCCGGCAGTGGGGCCGAAAGCGGGCAAGAAGAAGGTAGCAGGTGCAGTGCCGATGCTCGAGCCGAAGGTGGTGCCGCCTTCAAAGTACGGCTTTAAGCGCGGGTCCTCTTCTTCAGGGACTATCCCTGAAGCGGCCTGCCCCGCCTCGTATCCGAGGTATCCACCCAGTACCGTGGTGGCAAGTGGAATGGCTCCAGCCGCAGGCCCAATGAAAGGCGCGGCCGCAAGAGCCATGGGCATGCCTACTCGAAAGCCTGCCATCGCACCGCCCACGAGAGGCGGATCGCGGAGCGCGCCCTTTACAGCACCCCTGGTGATTGTCCCGGCAATGTCACCGGCAGAAGGGTCGGGAGGCCCCCCTGTTGGAAGGTTTACGTCCAGGGGGTTCTCTGTGGAAGCAGGTACTTGTAAAGCCTGTTTATTAAACCCCGCAAAAGCAGGCCGTGAAGCAGCTTTAATTTCCGCAGGAGTAGGCTCATCTTCTACAAATTCCCCCGTTGGGAGGTTTATGTCTAAACTGTTTTTAGAAGTTGCCATTTACTTACCTTTTAGCGGCTGGTTTTTTTTCACGGACCTCTTTAAACCCCTGTGAGTTAAGGACAATATATTGTCCAGGAGGCAACGCTGCCCATTTTTTGCGGTCTTCGTCTGAATTGTAGTTTGGAGCAACTGGCAAGAATGTGCGTTGTTGAATTCCCAGCATCTCACGCACTGCACTAAGCTCTTCAAGTTTCTTGGCGGCGTCATTACGCGACGAAATCCCTGTTTTCGGCTCATTAAACACGCTGTAGGTCTTGTTTTCAATGCTTTCAAGAACGTTATCCAGCGCGATAATCTGATTGATGTACGCGTTCTTGTTGGAAAGAAGGCGAGGCTCGATGTCAAGCTCTTTCTTAATCATCGCACGCTCGGCTTCCGCAAAACGAGGGTTCTCTTGCAGTGCGTTAACAATCCGGTTTGCCATGGTTGTAACCATCGCCGTGCTTTGCTGGAACTCAGGACCTATTTTGCCCACTGCGTCTATAGGGACGTTGCGTGCAACACCCGCAACCATCACAGGCACAAAGCCAGTGCCAGTGCCTGCAAAATCAAAGAAAGTTGTTTTTGGCGAGGTGCTGGCTGCCTGATATATATCAGGGTTGGTATTGTTGGGCGTCAATCCCAAGAAAGGCGCGACCGAAGCCCCTGCTGCGGCCCCTGTCGCAGGACGGCCCGGAACAGTAGTGCCCCCTGTCGTGGTACTTGACTTGGGAGCCCTGTCTCCCAGAGCCTCTTTGACAAAGTCAGGCAGCTCATTTCGCTGAACGCGAATTGACTTGAGACCTGTCTCTGGATCAGTAGATTCAATCTGGGTGGGCTGCGTGTAGTCCGTGACCGCAGTCATGAACGTGTTGCGTTGCTCAGGCTCCAACGAACCTGCCGCATACAGCGGTGCATATTGAATGAGGGTGTTCAGGATGTCGCCCTTGCTGCCTTTGCCCAGAGGGCCTGATGCCTTTTCTCCGGCTTTCTTGGCGTCAATCCGAGACTGCGCGGTGAGCACCTGGCCAAGCAGCGCTGCCCTGCGTTTTTGATACTCGGCGTTTTGAGCGGTAACCTGATCGATGTCCTTCTCGCCTTGTTGCAACGCCAAAGCCTTAATTTGGCGATCGATTTTGGCAATCTCGTCAAGCCGCTTGCCCATAGCAGAAGGCAGCGTTTTAACTGCACCTGCCAAACGAGAAACAAAACTTCCACGCAATGGACGGCCTGAGTCATCCGTATTTGCAGCAAAGCCAAAGGCCCGTTGTCCGAGATCAAACAACATTTGTGCTTCCGACGCACCTCTGTCTGACCCCAAGAGCTTGTTGTACTCAGGCAACCGCGCCGCCATGGCACCTGACAGGGTAGGCGTTGCAACAGGTTGCTGCTTGAACAGCTCCATTGACGCCTTCTTGGCCGCTGCCACCACGTCAGGGGGAAACATCATCAGGTCATCGGGAACGGTAGCAGTTCCAGCAGGGGTCACACCGTTCTCTTCAGACCCTAACTGAAAATTTTGGACGTACCCGCCGCGCGCCATGGCCATAGGAGGCATGTCGCCAGGAGGCATTGGCGGAGCGCCGGGCGGGCCAGGAGGAGCGCCACCGCCCATGCCAGCCATCAAAGCGGCAATGCCACCTTGATCAGGGGGAGGAGGAGCCATGCCCGCGTCAGGAGGCATCGGGGGCATGCCGGGAGGCGGTGCACCAGGAGCGCCGCCCATCATCGGGGGCTGTGGCCCTTGGGCCATGTCTTGTGATTGGGGAAGCGCGCCAATACCGCCACCGCCTTGCTGCGCAAGGATAGGCTGCAGCATTGCCAGCACCTGTTCAGGTGTTTCAGTGGCGGCTTGGTAGCCCACGAGGTCGGCCAGTTCGTCACGGCGAGCGTCAATAGAACGCATGTCGCCGCGCAGGTTGTTCATCAAAATCTCAGGAGAATCAGGGCGACGCTCCATCATCATTTCCGGGTCTTCACCCTCATCTTGGTCGTCGCCTTCATCGTCCATGGAGTCCATGAATCCTTGCATGATCCCCATGTTTTCGATGTCGTCGTCTTCCCGCATCATCTTTTTGTTCATATTGACCTCTTAGAAAAGACCAGCTTTTTTCGCGCCAGCAGCAGTGGAGATTGCTCCCAAACCGATACCCACAGCCTGTTGGAACGGGCTTGATGAGGGCTGGCTGGCCACCGCCGTAGACATTTGTGTGGACGGTGCGCCCTTGTAAATGTCCGACAAGAAGCCTGCCTGTTGATACGGTGCGTAGACCTTTTGCAACTCGTTGGCGCGCTGCGCATCCAGCGTTTGCTGGTTGAACGCTTGACCCGCCTGACCGGTGTTGTACAAGAAGTTGATGTCGCCCTGCTGCAAAGCCTGAGCCGTCTGGCCCAATGCGCCCTGCTGCACGCCAAGCTGTCCCAACTGGCCGCCCAACTGACCCAGCCCCTGTGCGGTGGCCTGGCCAACACCAAACTGCTGACCCGCCAACTGCCCAATACCTTGGCCAAGGCCCTGGTACTGCTGTGCTTGCTGGCCGTAAATGCCCGCCGCTGTCTGAGCGGCCTGGTTGCGTGCTTGGCCTTGCTGCATCATCAAGTTGGCAATGTTTTGATTGATCGAAGCCTCTTGACCCGCCAACGCGCCGCCTTGAGACGCCAAGTTGCCGTACTGTTGAGCGGCCTGCAAGTACTGACCGGCTGCGCCTTGGCCCAACTGCGCCTGTTGCACACCTAAGTTGCCAAGTTGGCCCCCGGCTTGTACGCCCAACTGCGCTTGCTGCGCACCCAACTGGCCAATACCTTGACCGGCCTGCATCTGACGCCCCTGCTGCTGTTCAAACGCTTGCATGGCCTGCGCCTGTGACTGGCTATAGCCTTGCGACAAAAGATTGGCAATAGCAGCGGACTTTTGGTCCATGATGTTGCGTTGCATCTCAGCGCGCTGAACACCTTCACGCTCGCCACCAAACGCGCCGGACCTCACCGCCTGCGCAGCCAAACCTTGGCCGGCAATTGCGCCCTGGCGATCCATCTGCCGCATCGTCTCATCGATGACCTGCTGGCGATAGGGGTCCATAAACGACTGGGCAGCGCGTGGGTCATAGCCCTGAGCCGCCCCTGCAATTGCACCAATACCCAGGCCCAGCGTCTGTTGCCCCTGCTCCAAGCCCCTGCCAATGGTGGAGGTAGCCGGTTGCAAGTTGGCTTGGCTGGACAGTGCGGCCATGTTCTGGCCCGTGGCCAGCGCTCCGAGGCCCGAGCCTATGTCTTGACGCGCCGCGCCAAATTGACCAGTGGTGTCGGATGCAGCAGCGCGCTGTGCAGCTTGGTCAAGGTAGCCCAAGCCGGTGTTGATCTGCCCAATGCCAGAGGTGATGTTGGCCGTGGCCCCTCCTGCTTGGCCCATGGCCTTTTGAGCGTCGGTGAACTGGTTGCGGGTATCTGCCCCACGCAAGACGTCAGCGGCTTCGCCCGTGGTTTTGTACGCGTCGCTCAGTGCCGTATTGGCAGCGGTCATGTACGGGGTAAACGCTCCGATTCCCTGCGTCTCAGCCGCCTTCATCGCCGCTGCTTGCGCAGGAGAGAAGCCAGCTACTTGGTAGCTGGGAAGTTGCTGGGCAAGCGTCTGCGGCGCATTGGTGTACTGGATTTTGCCGGCGGTGTCTTTGATGACGTTGCCAAGCGCGTCACGCTGTGGAATCTGGTTATAGGCAAGCGCTTGCGCGTTTTCAAGCAGCTTGAGCTTGTAAGCCTCAATCTCCGGGGCTTCCCGGGATATCTGCTGTGTGACTGTTTCTTCTGCCATTTAGTTCCCCTTGACGGCTCCGCCTTCGAGCTTCTTCATTAACTTGTACATGCGAGCCGCCCCCTTGCGACGACTGCCGCCTCCGGCGTTGCGCACAGCCTTGGCTGTAAACACGAATTCACCGTCAGACAGCATTGCTGGGATGTCATCCGAAGTCCCGGTTCCCGGGCCGTTGATTGGGCCATTCTTGCGCGGGAAGCTAGTCATCTTGGCGTCACCGCCCTTGGCCATGCGTCGGAGTTGCCCGTCGGGACCGTAGATCAAAGGCACACCGTACAGGCCCGATACGTTGTAGGGCTGGGACACACCGCCAGGGCTTCTGGTCGCGCCGCCCGGTGTAATCATCCCCGGCGCTCCAACAGGGATCGTGCTGTAGGAAGGAGTGGGGACGATTGGGTTTTCCGGCGTTGTGGGCTTGGTATAGGTACTGAGGCTCCCTGTGAACATGCCGGGGTTGTCCCTCATGTAGTCCATGCCAGTGTAGTTGCGGTTGAACGCAGGGTTCTGGTTGACAGGTTCAGCTTGCGTGCCTCCCATTGCCGCTGTAGCCGCAGTGCCCGCCAAGGCCAGAGGACCGTACTTTCTCAGGAAACCGGCATCTGCTGGCAAGCCAGGACGGCTTGGCGACAGGTACTCGTCGTACAGGCCCTTGGCACCCGAGAGCATTTTGTCTGTGAAACTGGCAGGTTGGGGAATAGAAGGTCTAGCAGCGGTAAGGCTGTAGTTGGTGCCAGAGGCTGTTCCACCAATCCCCCTTGCAAGGTCCGCGCTGGTGACAGCGGCATTTCCACGAAGCCCAGAACCAGTGGCTCCATCCAGACCACGAACGCCAGTCGTTGGTGCGCCCGCGCCCTGCATGGCATACAAATCCATGCCACTTGCACCCGCCGGCGTAGCTCCAAGGCGAATTCCAGAACCGGAAGCGTCGGCCATCCCTGGCACAGTGCCCATCCCAGGCGCAGGGCCAGAAGCCGGAGCGTTGTACATACTGTAATCCGCTCTGACTCCGCCAGTGGTCGGATCGTAGGATGTTGCGTCGCCCATTGGGGCCATCTTCATGCCAGGGCCGCCACGGGCCAAGAGGTCTTGCGCAGTTCCCGTAGTGCCCGCTGGCCCTGCTGGCCCAACTGAGTCAATGGGGCCGGGAGCCCTACCGGTATTTGCAGTGTTTTGTAAATCAGCGTCGGTTACGCTGCTCTTTCCGCTCAAGCCCTGCAGCGCTGCTGAAGTTGCACCAGACGTCAAGCCCATCCGCAAGGCGTCTTGAGCATTCATGCCGCCCAACAGGCCCACACCGGTACCAATCACACCAGTTGCCAGGCCCGCGTTCAGTGCACTACCAACTGGAGCTAGTCCAGACATGTAACCGCCAACGGCAGACATGGGACTTACGCCCATGACCGTGCCGCCGCCGCCAATGTAGCCCATTGCGCCGCCAATCAGCGCATCTTTCAAGGAGCCGCCGCCCAGGAGAGTCATGCCTGCCCCGGCCATTCCGGCTGCCATCGAGCTGCTCATCGTCAGGCCAATGCCTGCTGGCCCGAGGACCGTGGCCAACGCAATGGTGCCCAAGACACGCCCAACGGGGCTCTTTATGACGTCTTTGGCAATATTTACGACGCTTTTGACCGCTTTGCCAATGCCGCCAACAACCTCACCAACAAAGCCGCCCTTGAACTCAGGCAGGCCTGTGGCAGGATTGATGGTCCCCGATCCGCCACGGCGCTTGAGCATTGCGGCTTCTTCGGGGGTAATGTGTGCAAGGATGCTGTCGCCACCGCGACCCTTGGAGGCCAGGTACTGGCCAACATCTGCCAGGCCACCGGAGGCCATGCCCACGGGCTGCAGGCCTTCAACGATAGGCGACATGTCCATCGGCTCTTGGGCACCAGCGCCCTGCATTTGCTGCATCTCATGCAACACAGCAAGCATCGCACCGATAAATTCTGGATCGTATTCTTCCGGCATGTCCCCTTGTTCAAGGGCACCTTCCTCAATCATTTTTTGGAGCAGATTTTTGTAGTCGCCAGGGTTCTGGCTGACGTATTCAAAGACCTGGATAAGGATGTCAATTTGTTGAGGAGTCAACTGGACATCGCCAATATTTTGGCGAATTGCCTCCTTCAGGGCGGCTTGCTCCTGTGGATTGACCATGCCAAGCGCCGTTTGGGCGGCGTCATACGACTCCGCACTCGAGACCGCCCGTCGCTCTTGCGGGGCTTGTTCGCCCTGCATGCCCATGCCCTGAGGCAAGGCCATAATTCCTTCAGTCGCCATGATAGTCCTTTCCAGTTTTTGCCATGGGCCTCATGGGCCGCGCGCCGGGAAAGGACGCGTTAATGGCAATATTATCCATTAGATTCTTAACTTCTGTCTACTAAAAGAGCGCTTACCACAACGTAAACACTGCTCTGCGAAGATGTGACCACCAACGCGTCAAGTTGCTCAAGTACTAGAGGGCCCGCGTTCCAGCCGGCCAAGAGGTCTACATACTTGTTAGAGGCTACCGCTTCCAAAGGCACTAAATAGTGTGTTCCGCTTCCAGCAGGGGAAAAGGTGACGGTTATATTGGTGCTCGCTGCGTTTGTGTTTGCTATCCAAATAGACTTAACAATAGCCGTTGTGGCCGCAGGAACCGTCAGTACAGTGTTTGCAACGGCCGAGGTCAAGGTTTTTTCAAAGCGTTTGTATGCGTTTCCCATTATTTTCCAAAGAACCAGGCTTGCGCTTGGTCCTTGTCCTCCGTGACGATAGGGGTGTAGGTGTTGTTGAGTTGCAAAATAACCTGCTCAAGCGAACGCACAAGCTGGTTGAACTGCTGTGGGTCGTAGCCCGACGGCGACGCGTTGGGCAGCCGGACGTTGGTAATTTTGCTCATCGCAAGCCGTCCGGCTGGATGTCCACGCGCAGCGTGCCGTAGCGCCACCACCCGCCCAGTTCACTGCTCTCAATGCGCAATTGAATCTGTCGCCCGCGTGCGCGCGCACTGACAAACTGCGTGGCCGGTGTGATCGTATAAGGGTCTAAAGAGCTTGCTACTGCAGCGGCCTGTGGATAGGCACGCAAAAGCAGTCGCACTATCAACTCCCCTACTTGGTTCTTAAAGTCAGGGATGAACTTTTGCATCAACAGCATCTGATCGCCGTCGCCAAGGTCAAAGTAGCCAGAATATATGTAGGCGTCAATTGCCACCCCGTTGGCGTCCACACCGTCCTCTTGGTTGTACAAGTGGCTGCGACCTGCCGTGAGGCCGTAGATCGTGCTGATGGTGGCCTCATTGTCCAGCGGGTCATACTCCGTGGCCAAGGGCTTCTCAAACGTGCCAATGTCAGTCCATGCCGTGCGGGACATAGTGCCCACTGACCAAACGTTTTCCATGTAGTTGTAGGTCACAAAGCGGTTGATGTAGTCACTGCTAAGAGACGGATAGAACCACGTCACCTCGTTGAACTGGGTATTGATGCCTACGTTCACACTGGTGGCCTGCACAATATTCAAGTCTTCAAAAACAAAGTCTTGCACGGTGCAAGGAATCTTCTTGACCGTACCGTCAAACACGAAGAACGCGTCCTTGCTCATCCAGTAGGCCACGCCGTTGACGTCAGCCGAGGCGTGAGGCCCGATGATGCCGCAGTTGGCACCCAACTGCTGGAAGCCAAAGGTGTAGGGTGGGCCCAGGAACTGTTGGCCATGGATTGACGTGTCTGTCCAGATCAGAATCTGCCCGCGTGAGCGCAGCGCGGAGATGATCTCGTTGCCGTCCGTGAGCCGTTGTCCGCCGGCCGTGTTGGTCGCAGTGGCCACAAAGTCGTTGATGTCCTCTTGCGCAGAGAAACGCACAAACATCGGGTCCTGTGTTGTTGGGTCCCCCAGCGTGGACTCCGTGCCAAAGCACACCAAGTGCCTGTCAGGGGTCGAGACCAGCGCATATTTGGATTTGGTGGGCGCGCCTGAGATGGCCGTGGCCCGCGTTCCAAGGCCCGAGTCTGGGTCCCACTCGTAGATGCCACCATCAACCAACTGCAGGATGAGGTTTTGCCCGAAGTTGTCAAACTGCCAAGTCCTGCCGAGCAATGCCAACGAAACAGAGGCAGGGCGGGGCGTGCCCCATGTGCTCAATCCCCAAGTGCCTGTGCCCCAGCCAAAGTCAAGAAAGCTGATGTCGCCACCGACGTTTATCTGGTAGGTCGCCGTTGCCGCTCCGGCCGCCGCTGCCGTGGAGGTCGCTTGGGTCGGGGAGACGATTGTGTAAGTGCCAGTGGTGAGTACGGATTGAATCTCAAATTCGTTTGTAAGACTGGCATTGGTAATCCCTCCTGGGTCGCCTGTGACGGCACTGAAGGTGACAAAGTCCCCTTGAATCGCACCGTGGGCCGCATCATTGACAACCACCGTAGTGCTGCCGTTGGTGGTGCTAAAGGTACACGCGCCACTGGCCCGAATGGGGGTGATGTCGGCCCACGCACCGCCATAGAAAGCATAGACCTTGCGGTTTGTCCCGAGGGCCGCGTAGGGTGCGCCATCCAAGGCGTTCCATGCAAAGATTTCGCTGGCCGAGCCAACAAAGTTGACCAGGGTGTTGCCAAACTCTGTCCACCCGCCAATCTTCTCGGGCAGGCCATAGCGAAACCGCACGTAATCGCTATCCACCCAGCCGCCTTCAGCACCGTACTCGGTGTTCTGCTTGTCAACGCCAGGTTTTAAGAACAGTCTAAGAAGTGCCATTACCTAAACCCTGCTGTTTTCTTTGCAATGTTCTTTGGTTGGGCTACAAATTGTTTTCCGGCTTTTTTTCCTGCTCGCTTGGCCTTGGTCGTCGCAGCGTACTCAGCAGGGCTGAGACTTTTGATCGCAGCTTCTGGAAGGTACCGCTCCCCTGTTTTACTAGAGGGTTTTCCACTCTTGGTTCTCCATTTTTGGTCGCCCCAGTCTTTGAGGCTTTTTTGAGGTGCCTTCAATCTCGGTACCCCCCGCCTGCGGCCTTGTACTTCTTGGCAACCAACTGTGCTTTTCTCGCGGACCACTGCCCCGCGCCGGTGCCTTGCGTGGCAGCGGCCTTGACCTGGCTCACGATCCGCTTGCGCAGCTCGGGCTTGGTGTAGTTGCCGGCGGCGTTAACGGTGCCGCCCTTTTTGAGAGCAGCAACTTTGGGCTTTTTCATGTGACGCGTCTCCATTCAGGTTTGCCGTCGCCTCGGCTGAAGTGTGGGGTATCCACGAGCTTAACCCCATTTCCGCCCCAGGAGTTGAGCGGGTGCAAAGATTCCCAGTAGGCACCCAGCGGGGCCAGCACTTTCTTGTCGTAGACCAGCTTGCCGTCTTGGAAGAAGTTAAAGTCAATCGCCAAACGCTTTAAATGCAACGAATTCATCGTCTGGCTGCGACCAGTTTTGACATAAAGTTCCTGCTGCTCAGGGGTGCGGTACAGCTCGCCAGGGGTCACCATGAAGCCCTGGGCCGACGCATATTCCACGAGCTTGCACATGTCACGCAGGAAGGCGGCTTGTTCTTGGCTCAGGCTCATTCTTTTTTCCCCTTCATCTCAGCGAGTTTTTCAATGGTACGGCCACCGAAGTACGCGCCCATGATCAACATACCCCACTGGCCCAGGAGGGACACGTAGGACTCGTTGGCGTTGTAGTCAAACGCCGACATCATGGCAAACAAAAAGTAGCCCGCAAAGATGGCAATCAGGCTCATCGGGCGGATGTTCTTGGACAGCCAAGAGTCGGATGACATGTCCGCTTTCCACCGGTCGGAGACGTTGTTGTCTTCGTTTTGCGCAGCAGCGGCAAAGGCCTGCAACTCGTCAATGCCAAGCTTTTTCTCTTCAATTCGCAGACGCAGAAGCTCTTCTTGGTGATCCATCTCGTACTGCTTGAGCTTCATGGCGTCAGCGTCGGACAACGGTCCATCGAGCTTGACGCCCGTCTTTTCTTCAACCCAATCTTTGCCCTTGGCCATGACGGCATTGCCGATCAGGCTCAGGCCCTGGGACAAGAGGGGTGCTAGGAGTGCGGGAATCATGGCTTACCCTTTCAGATCGAAACTTAAGTTGGGGTGGCGCGGATACTGCACAACACGCTCCCCTTCAGGGCATTTGTACTTGATCGTTGCCAGCAGGGTGGCTTTTCCGTCAGCAATTTTCTCTTTTTGCACCATCGTCAACTGATACGTAAATGTGTCAATTTCTGGCCCTGCGGGGCCGCTGAATCGGCTGGCGGTGGTGGTCGCTTCATGGACCATTCCCGCTGCGTCGCGGATACTGGGGGTGAAGCTCTCGACAGAGCAGTCGTCGCGTTTCTTGATCCGCGCGACGGTGACGTTTATTGGCTTGCCTGCTTCCGCCACAATTTTAAAATGTTCTGGAGACCATTCAAGAATGGCCCGATCAAACCAACCGAACTTGTCGACGAGCGTGTAGCTGCCGCCCAGTGCGGCAACACTGGCAGCAACTGCGCCGATAGCCTTGGTTACGTCGATCATCTCTGCTCCCTTACATGGTTGCTCCCGATGCGGCAGGGACCGTCGTGATCTCAATCGCCACTGACTGTTGCAAGTTCAGTGGTTGCCCGCAATCGGCGCAGGTGTCTGCGTCGATCTCGGACTGATCGAGGTCGTAGCCGCACGCACCACAGAGGACTTCCACGGCGTGTGCGGGCTCGATGCTGCCGTCAGGCAGCGTTCGTGACGGGCTTTGCAACTTCATCGGTATTCTCTTGTGGCGGCACCTGGGGGTCAGCCTGTTCCTTGATGAGCAACATCAGGGCAAAAGCATTCGTCTTAGCCGGGAGTTCCCCCAAAGCCCCAAGGATCATGTTTACAGCGTCAATTGGCAGTTCCAGTTTAATCATCATGCGCTAATGCTTTCAGCTTGTGCCGCCACTTGCGCTTGATACGCCGCTACAACATCAGCAGTCCAAGCCACATTGCAATGAGCAACGACATTGGCAGGGATGCCCGTCAAGTCTTGCCCCGGCGTGAGGCTTGAACGGTGGTAGGTCTTGCTGAGTTCGTTGCCATCTTCCATGATGCGGGTGGCTTCACGATAGAGAACAGTGCCATTTTCGCAAACAGTAATTTGGTCGATGGCGGTGGTTTTGGTGAGTGACATGATGATTCCCTTTGTGTTTGAAAAAATATGTTTTGCTTATTAAGCAGACATATATGTAAGTGAGAAATGATAAGTTGCACTGCCAGAACTTGGTACACTTGCGGCTCTAAAACCTAAAAATATAGTGTTATCACTGCCGCTACTTGAGTCAAGAATAGTTCCAACAGAATAAGAATTTGTTTCTGTAACACTTCCAGAAAATGCCTCAGTATTACTAACAGTAATAAAAGGCAATGTCATAACAAAATATGTAAGGGTATTTGCCGTGGTAATGCTGTAGCCAGTAACCTCACCTTGAATTGAAACCAATCTTCCAACTTTTGTATATCTGCCTTTTCCAAGTGCTGGTGTACCAGTTAAATTTACTGGAGAACTAAAAGTTGTTGTTAAAGTCCCCTCCTCATAATCATCTAGCGTGTTTGCGTCAGTTGATGCTGATTGAGTTGCGGGGAAGCTGATGCCTGTGCCAGAAACAGATGCTGATGCACCTTGTAAAAAAAGAGTTGTTGCTATTCCAACACCTAATACTTGAGTTTGAGAAACCGTGCCGCCAGCAGTTCCATTATTTGAGCTGTACCAATTATGTGAAGAACCGTTTTGGTTGTATTCTGAAGCATAGCCATTGTTAACAAAAATTCGGTTAGTACCGTTGTAATAATAGTTTTGCCCTAAATAAATATTACCAGTTCCAAACCGCCAAATGCTACCCGCACTATTTTGAAAAGCCGCGCTATTTGCGGCCCAAGCACTAGGCGTAACACCCAGCCCAAAATTACCAGAGCTATCAAACCTTGCCACTTCCGCACCGCCTTCAGCAAAGGCAATGGTGTCAGCCGCAGGGAAGAATATGCCTGTGTTTGCGTCAGTGCCCCTGATAGCAGGGGTTGCGGCAGAACCGTCAACATCCGACAGCCCGTCTGTTCCAGAAAGAATCAGTGACATGGTTATGCTCCTTTAAGCGCCGCTACATCGGCTTGCAGTTGGGTGATGAGGGCAGACTGTTCCTTGATTGCGGCAACCAGAAGCGGTATGACATCAGAATATTGAACCCCTAAATCATCGGGGTCATTTGCATCAACTGCTTCTGGCAATACGGCTTGTATATCTTGAGCAATTAGGAATGAACGGCGAATGCCTTCTGCATCAGTTTTGTATTTACCAATGACAGCCCGAAGTGTAGAAACCTTAACTACGGCATCGGTGATTGGCTCAATGATGTCCTTTTTGCGCTCATCTGAAACAGCAGTCCATGATGTTGCGCCGCTACTTAAATAAACACCGCCACTGCTATTGCATCTTACATGAAACCTAGTCGATGAATTTTCAAAATAAATATCAGCTTTGTCAGTCCCGTTGTTAGCAAAATATATTTGCGTATAATTTTCTCCAGCGTTATCTAACCTCAATTGGTTGCCGTTTGCTCCTTTTGCATAAATTTTTGTAGCACCAGCAGGGCTGCTCGTAGCCCCCACCAGCAAGTTACCGCTGGAGTCGATACGGGCGCGTTCTGTAGCCCCAGATAGAAAATTGATGCCGCCACCAGATTCAGCGGCAAGGGACAGTAAGCCTGCGCCAGCACTGTAACCAATAGTGCCGTAGAAAGAAGCGTTTGACCCTAAAGCAATGCTGGTATCACTACGAATGTCCAGTTTTGCAGAACCTCTAGTCGATGTTGAACCCACCAGCAAGTTACCGCTTGCATCAAGGGTCATTGCTTGGGTGGTGGTCATTGTTGCGCCAGCACCAGAAGTATTATTTGGTGCGGTAAACCAAGTATGATTTCCAGTTGTGCTGTCAATTAAGTACAGGCCCGAATATCCATTTTGAATATATGAATCTACAGAGCCGTTATAGTAATAGTTGCAGGTAAATTCACCCCTAGTTTTTGCAGAGAAATAACCAACAACTGTGTCGTTGATTTGGTAAACATAGCGACCAGCGCCAGCCCACGCACTTGCCGCACCATTTTGACCAACATTCTGTGAAGCGTCTATAGTGATCGCCGTTGTCCCAGCAGTTTGGATGTTTAACACGCCGCTGGTGTCAGCAGTCGTTACTACCCCGGCGGTAGTGGATGCGTTGATTGATGAGGCCATTTATGCGCTCCAAGGAAGAGGGGTGTTCTGTGGGCTGACAGGCGGGGTAATCATGCTGTCGATCTGGCCCTGCACACAGGCTTGTGCGCTTGCCATAGCTTGTTCTGGAATCCAGCCAATGACGATGGCTTCTGTCAGGTCTGCATACGGGATGAATGTTTCGGCCTGATTGGAATCAAAGGTGGTGTTGCCGCCGATGCTGGCGGTGTATTCCCCGTCCACGCCCGTGACCTGCCATAAAGCATTGACCACATAGTTGGGATCAGGCTGTTGCAAGGTGTACATGGCCGTGATGGTCGTGGTGAAGGTGGTCATGCTGATGCTCCGTTGATTTGGGCTTTGAGGCTGTCAACCTCTGCTTTGAGTTCTTGGATTGCTTTGACCAAAACAGGAATCATTTTGGTTTCAGTTATTTTAAGGTTTTCATCCTGCTCATCATCCGCAATCAGCAGGTCTTTAGCTGCTGCACCAAATTCTTTTTCCAGTGCAATAACATCTTGAGCCAAAAAACCAAGTTGAGTTTTAGTTTGCTTTTTACTGCCATCATGTGCTGTATTATCTAACGCATAAGAACTGCGTTTATCCCACTTGAATGTTACGGGTTTTAATTTATTAACAAAATCTAAACCATAAGTAGATGAGACAACATCAGCCTTATCTCTAGCATCAGATGTAACAGTCCAAGCAACTTGTACATAGGCATTGGTAGTTAAACTATTGCCAACTACAACTCTGTCGCTTTGGGTTGTGATGTGGAATACAGTTAAAGTGTTTGTTCCAGCGTAATGGCCTAAACAAACATTTCCATTTCCAGTTGTAACAGTACTACCTGCGGAGTTACCAAAATAATTATTATTCTCTGCGCCGCCTTGTGTTGAATATCCCGCCAGATAACCCACGGCGGTATTTACACCATTACCAGTTGTTAAGGTGTACAGAGCCTGATAACCTACGGCAGTATTGTTAGATGCTGTGGTGTTGGCTGTAAGAGCAGATGAGCCAATTGCTACATTGTATTGACCAGTTGTGTTAGTCGCCAATGAAGCCGCACCAATGCCAATGTTTTCTGAACCTGTTGTGTTTGCAAGCAATGCCACAGAACCAATTGCAACAAGATTACCGCCAGTTGTGTTTGCTTTTGCCGCTTGATAACCAAACGCAGTGTTATAGCCACCAGTAGTATTTAATTGAAGTGCTTGGTAGCCAAGCACAGAATGACCCGTTCCTGTCGTATTTGTATAAGCCGCCTGATAACCTACGGCAGTGTTGTTAGAGGCTGTGGTGTTGGCTTGGAGTGCTAACGAGCCAACAGCCACATTGCTTGCGCCAGAAGCGTTGTTTCTGAGGGCGTAATTTCCGTATCCGGTGTTATCGCTTGCGGTGTTTAAATAAAGCGATTGGTAGCCACTTGCGGTGTTATTTGTGCCGCTGATATTGGTGTAAAGCGTATACCATCCGACACCAGTGTTAAATCTGCCAGAAGTTTGAAAACTAAGAGCGCCATTCCCAAGCGCAGTTGAGTAATCCCCACTCGTATTAGCCGCCAAAGCACTCAAACCCACCGCAGTGTTGGTGGCTACAGCACCTGCGCCACGGCCTACGGTAACCCCTTGAACCGTGATGTCGCTTGTGGTGGTAAGGGTGGTGATCGTCCCGCCGCCAACAGCCATAACCCCCGATGTGGACGGCAAGGTCACAGTCACAGTGCCTGCGGTTGCTGGTGCGCTCAGAGTCACTGCCCCTGATGTATCGCCTGAAACAACAATTGAACTCATATTCTTTCCTTAAAGGACAACCCAGCGTGAGCCGCTGGAGACAGTAACCACCGCACCGCCTGATAGCGTTATTGGGCCTGCGGATGAGCCTGAGAACCCCGCCGCAATGGTGTAGCTGGTAGCCACTGTTTGGCTGTTCACCACAATCCCGTTGGATGCAACAGGAACCCTTGCTTTAAATTCCCCGGTGCTTGGCTTGTACAAAAGGAACGCATTGCCCGTGAACAGTGTGGCGGCTGTCCCAGTTGTAGCGTTTGCAAACAGCGGGAAAACATCGGTTGCTGTGCTGGTGTCGTTGCTCAGTGCCGCACCACCCACAGAGGCCCATGCCGTTCCGTTGTAGCCTTCAAACTCGGTTGTGGTGGTGTTGAAGCGGAGCATTCCACTTGCCGCAGTTGGACGCTGACCCGTGGTTCCCTTGCTGATCGTCAATGCACCCGTGGAGGTGAAGCTGGAGTCAGCCGTTGCGGTCAGGACAGTCCCGTTAAGCGTGGTAAACGCACCCGTGGAAGTTGATGAAGCGCCAATGGGCGTGCCGTCAATTGCACCGCCATTGATGTCCACAAAGTCAAACATCTGAACGACGTTGGTGCCGTCTACATACAGATGCGCTTTGCGTCCAGCAGGAACAGTGATGCCCGTGCCGGCAGTGGTCTTAACCGTGATGCTTTGGCCACCGGTCGTGTTGTTTTGAACAATGTACTGCTTCTGAATGGTAGGGACTACCAACTCGCGGGTGGCCGTCAAGCTACCAAACGCGGAAGTCACATTTAGGACCAAGCAACGCGCTGCCTGTGAGGCGTTGCTGTTGGTGAGGGTAATGGTCAGGTTGGCATCCGACGTGTAGTCAGGATTGCCCAAGCCAATAACCGCCTGCTCAAACGCGGTGCCCAAGTTGGTATTTGTGATGGTGCCCCAAGTTCCTGAGTTCTCACCCGTCCCCATCAACTCAATCTTGAGGTTGGTTGAATAAGTGCTTGCCATGTTCTTTCCTTTACGTTAGGACCTGGGTCCAAGTCACTGTGTTTCCGTCATTGACAACGACCCAACTACCTGACTGTGCATCATTCACATTTTGCCAGTTAGGCGTCTGATTGTCATCTACTACACTCCAAATAAATACGCTTCCAACCTGCCCCTGAGCAGAAACACCAGTAACAAACACGCTTGCATTGGCGGCGGCTGTAACACTGCCAACTGATCCAACAGCCTGCAATCCTGTAACAGGCACATTTCCAGTCCCTTGCACAGTCACTGTGCCAACGGCCATCGTGCCGTCAACCCCGGTGACGAACACATTTGCATCCGCTGTATGGTCAACCGAGCCTACCTGACCCGTCGCTTGCACGCCCGTAACAAACACGTCCGCATTCGCGGCCACCGTGACACTGCCCAGGGCCATCGTACCTTGAACACCGGTTACCAGGACGTTGGCGTCCCCTGTCAGGGCAACCTGGCCAACCTGGCCCGTGGCACTTACCCCGGTGACCGTGACGTTTGCATCGGCGGTAACCGTTACGTTGCCCAGGAACATCGTCCCACTGACCCCGGTCAGGAGGACATTGGCATCGGCCGCAACAGTAACGCTTCCAACTGCTCCCGTGGCCTCCACGCCAGTGACACTGACGTCCGCATTGGCAGCAACAGTGACCGTTCCAACTGATCCCGTAGCCTGAACACCCACAAGCGTGACGTTGGCGTCTCCAATTACCGTGGCCTGACCAACAAAACCCGTAGCCTCTACGCCAGTGACGCTTACGTCCGCGTTGGCAGCAACACTAACTGTTCCAACCGCGCCTGTGCCCAGGGGAAGATCAGCAAGGCTCTCGCCCCACGGGTCCTCCCCCCAGCCTACGCCGGATGCATTCCAGCCCTGAAAGGCAACAACGACATCAGCCACTTAACGCCTCTTAGGCGATGCGGATAATGGCGCTGGTGGAGTCGTTGGTTGGGAAGATGATGGTGAAAGTGCCACTGGTGGACGTCTTTGCACCTCCAAAATCCAAAACGCAGACAGTCGGGTCGCCCGCAGCCGAGTCGTTGTAAATCAACGCGCCAAAAGCCGTAATCGTTGCACTGGTGAACGACAAGTCAGCAAAGTCCGTGAACGCAGTCGTGCTTGTGGACGTTGGCGTGACGTTGGTCAACGCGCCACCGCCAGCCGAGTACGAACCTGACGCAGCCACCTCGTTGGTGACCGTATAGGCGGTCGTCGCTGCAGTAAACGATGCACTGTTGTCGTACAGCGCCAGCTTGAACGTATTGCCCGTGCCGGTCGTGAAGTTATGCACGGCCCTCATCAGCTCCACTTTGAAGCTGGTGCACATGAAATTGCCTGAAAATGCCATTTTTAATCTCCTAACAAATAAACCAAGTCGGGGTGACCTGCCTCGCGCAGGCGCAGGGCGATAGTTGCTCGGTCCTGTTCAACCGCCTCTTTCAAATAAAACGCCACAACCTGCTTGACGCTGTCCTTGAAAGCTCTTGCCTGGGCCTGCACGGCCGGGTGCGACTGATCGCCAACGTAGATGATCTTGTCGGCGGCGCGCGCGGCCAACTCCTCTGTCGTCCAACCACGGGACTGCGTGGTTTCGACAAAGACACTGCCTACGTGTACCGGTGCGGGTGCGGTGATCATGGTCCAGGTGAATCCGATTTAAGTGGGATGCGAAGCATGCCATCACGATATTCGTCACGGCGGCGACGGCCTTGTTGTTCTGCGCCCAGACCTTGAATGGCCTCTTTATAGGCATTGCGAAAGTACTGCATCATCTCAGCAGGTCCTTTCGTGTAGCTATAGGCCTGAATCAGGCACGCGTACAACAAAGCCTCAGGCGCATTATTGCTGATCCAGGTAGTTGTATTGGTCGAGGACAACTGCGTTGGACGGTAGATGTATCCCAGCTCCACGCTGTAACTTTGATTTGGCGTTGGAGCAATATAAAACGTGTTCTGGTCCCACACAGCGTAATACTTGGGCGTGCCTTGCGTGGTGCCGTTGGCCCAGTACTCTTTCATGAAGGACGTGTCCCTAAAGTCCAGGAACAACTGGTCGCCACTGGCGGGCGTCAAAATTAGATAACGGTGCGTCAACAAGTCAGAAGGGGCGGTCAAAAACTTGTTGCCCTGGGTCATGTTGCCAGTGACTTCCAGCTTAAACACGTCCAGGTCAATCTCACGAAGAATCTGGTTCTCCGCCATGGTGATAAACGTGTTGATCACCGCTGCCGTGAACACGTTACTGTTCACCTCGGTGTAGTTTCTGATGTTGGTGACAAGTTCGTCGTAGGTCATGTGATGCTCACTGTCACTGATCCGACAACGCCTTGCGCAATGAGCGCCTGGTCCTGGACATACGGTTGCATGTTGGTGCCGCCTTGGACGCTGCCGTAGCTTTGAAAGGCCGTAAAGCCTGGCGCGCCAACAAAGACGGACACAGGCTCAATACGGTCGGGTCTTGGGTCACGCAATGCGATGGCGTCGCCCCGGTAGCGCAACGGCTCAAGCTGCGGCTCTTTTGGCTCGTAGTCATCCGGGCACACCATAAACCCGCGCCAGTTTTTGCGCAGGTTGTTGTACTTGTACCGCTGTCCGCAGTAGTCGCACAGCCCGTATGAATATATGCCAGTTGCAAAGGCCACGTCATACCCCCAAGTCCGGTACGAACTGCACGCTGGCAGTGTCTCGGTCTTCCATCGCTGCGCGCAGGAAGTCTTCTTCGTAGATCGCCTTGAGCGCGGCCACGCGGTCAGCAGCAAACTTGAGCGATAGATAGTAGGCCAGGCCCGACGCCAGGCATGGCAAAAATCTAAAATTTACATCAGACGTGTTGGTGTACGCGCCGGCGTCCTGGATGCGACGAATGCGGTAGTACACGAAGGTGTAGTTCTGGTCCGCTGCAGGGTAGAAGTACACCTTTGGGACGTTGGTGCGCTCTACATAAAACTGAGCAGGGCGAGCCTGTGTGGTCTTGTCAGGCACGTTGAGGTAGTCTTCCCGGCTGATGCGCTGAATGTAGACGTCTGTGTTGATGCCTTGGTTGTTTTGACGAATGATGGCCTCAAGCACGTTTACCACATCAGTGGGTAACGATATTTCGTTGTTGCCCTGCACTAGGGCATAAGTGGCCTCTTCAATGGTCCACAAATTCAAGCCGCGATTGGCCCAGTCGAGAAACAACAAGTTGAGCGAGCGACGGGCTGACGTGAGCTGATATCCGGCGGTCGGCCGCATGCCACAGCGCTCAAACGCCTCTTCGATTAAGTCATCAATCGACAGGTCAAAAGTGGTTGTGTTGGAGGTCGTCATTCGCTGTACAAGTTGTCAAATGTTGCCTGTGCGTCCATGTACGAGTCATCTTGCTCCGCGCAGTGTATCCACTGGCTGGGCCTGAAGTCTGGAGCACCCTCCCCTGTTTGCCAAAACGCAGGGCTTGTGACCCTGACACGATTATTGGGCAGAGCAACAATGTTGCCTGTCCACTTGCCCGCATCTGTCAAAACCAAGACATGACTCTGCTTGTGCTGCGCAGGACAATCAGCCACCTCGCTCTCCGTATAGTCTACGGTAAACAGGTACCTGCCTGTGTGAAACTCCCCATCTATTTTGCACAACCAAGGGCTGGGACTGGTCCTGGCAAACTTGATCACCGTGTGGTGGTGAGACGGACAATCCCAAGGCTGCGCTAAATGGGTAGGCATGCGTTCCGGCCACTCTTCCAGTGGAATATCTCCCACCAGTGCCGTGATCGGCATGCGCGCCCACATGGCTCCCCCATGCACGTTTTCAGAACCATCTACGTGGCTTTCACACCCCGTAAATACAAGCTGAAAACTCAAGCAACGATCCGGCATGACGTTGACCGCAATGACATTTGCGTGCAAGTACTCGCCATGGTACTTCTGATGCATGTGAGTAAACTCGCGTCTGACCCAGCATTTGAAGTACGGGATGTTGCTGATGAGGTATGCCATTACTTAGCGCGTTTACCGCCTGCCATCATGCCTTTGGACATCTTCGTGGCCGCGCCACCTGCAGCATAGCCCTTGGACATCATGCCACCGCCCATTTTGCCAATGGGCTTGCCCATGGCCATGCGCTTGTGCTCATTCATGTTGCCTTTGTTGGCCATGCCGCCTTTGGCCATCATAGGGACGCCAGTGCTTTTACTGGGTTCCGACATCATCTTGTTTGCAGGGCCGCTCTCAACGGCACCACCACCGCGCGTAGCGGCTCCCATTCCACGTCCAGCCATGATTAAGCTCCTTTTTTCATTGCACGGCCTTTGACGTCGGCCGTTTTACGTTTCACCGCACGACCCATTTTGTCGGCCATGTCGGAATTCTTCATCATCTTGCCACCAGGCATCATGTGCATGCCTGCTGCGCCGCCTTTTTTCATCTTGCCGACGCCATCAGCAGCAAAAGCTGGGACTGATTTGCCGCCTTTTTTGACCATTTTCATCGTTGCCATAACTACTCCTTACTTTGCTTGTTGAATAAGTTGATCAATTTTTGCTTCAAGCCGATTAAAGCGCTGGTCAATGTGGTCAGTAACCCTTTGCACTTCTGTATTAGTTGCGTAATCACGGGCAATCTCCTCTCGTGTCTTGTTTAACAAGATGTCTATCCGCTTGACTTCTTCAATTCTTTCACGGATGAAAAACCACAATCCGCCGAGTGCAACGGATAAAACGGTTGACCAGATTAAGTTAATGTCCATCAGCATTTCCAGCGCTCCAAAGCAGCCGCCTTGCGGGTAGGTTTGCCTTTTTCATCTTTCATGGGCCCCGGCATACCGCCCATGCGCGCGCAGAACGAGTCCTTGCGCTTACCGCCTTTGGGCTGGGGGGCCTTCAAGTTACTTCCTGTCGCTGCGTTGTATTTAGCACGGCCTTTGGCAGTCAAGCCCGCCCCCTTGGAGACGGGCAATTTCTCGCCACGACCAACCGAAAGGGATGGGGTCTTCTTAGCCATAGTAAATGTTCACTGCGGACATGTTGATCATGTAAGCATAGATGGCGTTGACCGCTAAAACACCTTGATCAGGAACGTCAGGGGCATTGTTGAAAATGTCCGTGGCAGATACTTCATAGGTCAACAACCAACGATTGTTTCCACTGACATAAGCAGCTGCTGGGCTGCCACTAATACTGCCTGTGTTGATGTCTGTAAGCGAAAAAGAATTAGCATCTATTCGAGTAATGGAATAGTTGCCATCTGTAGCAGATGCGCCTGACGATTCTGAAAAGTGAATTCCTACAACATCCCCAGTTACCAGCCCATGGGACGTCTTAGAAACGGTTACAGTTGTTCCAGTTCGCCCGTAAGTGACACTTGAGGTCACAGGGGCAGAAGTCGTATCAAACAGCGACAGCTCACCCGCGTTGGCAGTGCCCACAAAGGAGAGGCCCCTGATACGGTTACGGCCCATCACCAGAAAACCACTGGTGTTTATATGCGCTTGTTTTACATTAGTCGCCATTTTCTTGCTCCGGTTCTGGGGCGTCTAGCCTGTTTATGAGCATCTTGTATGCTTGGACCGTGGCCTGAGCCTGAGTTAAAAAGGTTTGCGCTTTTTGTGCTTCAGTCTCAAGGTCACGTATCTCAGATTCCAAGAATTCCTTGGTGATCTGCATTATGCGAATGTAGCGTAAGCAGGAACGTAATACACAGTGCCGCCAATCATCACTTTGATTGCTTTAGACACAGTAG